ATGAAAAAAGCAAATTGGCTTTATACGTCGCTTGTCGTGCTTGTCCCTCTTACTATCGCGGCTTTGATTATGCAGCAAATAGCCGTTCCGGGGGTTATTGAGGACGTCAATCTGTACCTGGCAGACGACAGCAACCAAACGATAACGGCGATGCTAGGGCTGATCGGTATGTTTGTGTTTTCATCCGCATTTGCGGCGATGCACTTTGTGGATTTATTGGCGTCCTGGATAGATCGGCGTATACAAAACCGCCGACGCAGCTTGCCGATCAAAAATGGGAGGGAATAACATGGGGCAGTCAGGGCAATTGGTGTTCGAATACTTTTTCTACGCCGCAAGCGGCGTAGGCGTTGGCTTGGTTTTAACGGTCGGAGGATCGTTTTTGATCTATAAAAAAATTCGGGGGATGAAGTTATGGCAAAGCTCAGGGAAGAAGCGCCAAGTTTCGGCACGGTAATCATCTACGGCGAACCTAACTATCGGTATAACCAGGACAAAAAAGCCTGGGAACCCGAAAAGGACGGCGACAAGACGCCATCCTGCGAAATCCTGCCGATCCAAGAGATCGACCAGCAGTATATCAAGACGTCGCGGTATGTGCTGCCGATTGCAGATGCAACGGTTTGCACGTCGGAAGAAGGCTTGGTGTACTCGTATAATTGCGCGTTGCCGTATATCCAGGAAGTCGCTCACCTGGCCGAAGTTGAAAAAAACATCATCATGGCGCAAGCCTTTTTGTACCCTGGGCGCGCGGCCCTAACACCGCCCAAACCTAATATCATGTTGATCCTGATGGTCGGTGTCATGGCGCTCTTGGCGCTGATCGGCATGTTTAAGTAAGGGAGGGTTATATCATGAGCATCCAGCAGCAAGCGCCCCAGGTGGATTTGCAAGGCGTCCTATTGGGCGATATTTACCGCAACGAGTCGCAACCGCGCATAGCGGACGTTAAACAGGTCATTGATACCCTAAAAGACAAGGTGCAGCCGCTTACGCCGATGCAAATGCAGGCGATCGGATACCTGGAGCATTTGCAGAGCCGCCCGATCCACAAAAATAAGAAGCCGTATGACGATTTAATCAAGCTGATCCGCGACAAAGCGCCGCTTGTCGCGCCGCCGGGCTTTTTTATCCGAGTGATCGAGGCGTTAATACCGAGGACGCAGCACATCGACGGCGAGGCCGCGAAGCTGATTAAGGCCGAGAGGGAGGCGAGCAAATAATGTTTATCATCGGCATCGAGGGCGGTTATGGTCAGGGCAAAACGATGACGAGCGTCGTTAAGGCGCATCAGTGGGCGGCGGCGACCGGCGCCCAGGTTTGGGCCAACTTTCCGGTACGCGGGGCGTATCTGTTCGACCACTACACGGACTGGTACCGGATCGCGGATGCACACGGCAGCGTCATTATCTTTGACGAGAGCCAGAGCAATTTTGATAGTCGGACATGGGGAGGCACCGGTCAGATTAGCATGACCCAAGTCCTCAACTACGTACGTAAGCTCAATTGCGTGTTTATATTCGTCGTGCCGAGCTATCAAAATGTCGATAGCCGGATACGCGACAAAACGGACTTGCTTATTACGTGCGTAAAGTCGCCGGGCGGCACGATCAACAATCTGCTTTACGAGTACCAAAACAAGATTTACGGCCCAAAAGGAAAATACTTAAACCGGTGGGCGCTGCCGCCCGCCAGCCAGAAAAAAATCATATCGCTAAAGCTGTATAACACCCATAGCATGGTCGCCCGGTTCCCGACGCCGCCGCCTAACCAGGTCAACAAGTTTTTCGCGGAGCTGGATCGGCGACACGAGGCCGCACTGTCGCGGGTATACGGCGAGCAATACAACAACATCGAAACGCTGGCGAAGGAGGATTTACAAGATGCGGTATAGTGCAGCAGTCCACGCGGAGCGCCCGGACGATCCGGTGCTATACGCATACCGGGCGGTCATGACGGGCAAAGAGGTTAACCCCGTTCGCATGGCCGGGATGGTCAAACCGTATATCCTGGCGTCTCAAGTGCAGATTATCGGGCAGATGTGCGACAAGTTTGATCATATCGCGGTCGCCGCCCGGCTGCTGACCAAACGGCAGCGGAGCCGATACAGCGACAACCGGATCGAGGCCGGGCGGCACACATTTTACCTTTTCCCGGCGCGATCCGTCCCGGCCGACGTGGGCGCGTCCGTCCGCATTGAGGACGGGTTGACGGTCTACCAGTAAGGGGGAGGCCATGCAAATAAGAGGGGGGGCGGGCGACCGCCCGAGCGAGCGCCCAGGGCCGCGCCCATACGTCAAAATGACGCGGGCCGACGTCCGGGCGATCCACGAGGCCGGGCGGCGAGCGCGGGCGCTGGAAGTGTTTATAAGACGATCGCTCTTAGGCAAAGGCCGCCGAATGACGCTCGCTGCACAGCGCGAGCTGGAAGCCTTAAAACGGGATATTTTGCTAAAGTACGACGTCCGTCTCTAAATCTAGTAGACAGCTTGGGGCAAAAAGGCGTATATTGGTAATAACCAAATACGCCCGGAAACATTAAAGCCCCCAAACTGTTCGCACCAGTTTGAGGGCGGATGTCGGAAAGCTGTTCCCACCAGCTATTCCAACGGTTAGGTGTACTGATGTAGCCAGTTCACCTATGTAAGCTCATTTTACCCGAAACCGTTCGGAATTGAAAGAGGCTCTAAGCCCTGGTGTTCACAGCACCAGGGCTTTTTTGCGTCCAACAAAAGGAGGAGCCTAGTATGAGCGATACGACGATGAGAGTACCGCAGGAATTGAAAGACAAGCTAGAAAGCTACAAAAGCAAACTTAACTATGGGCGCGGGGCCGCCTATGAGGTCATCGAAAAGCTGATGTACCACTATGACCGATCCGGCGACGTGCTGAGAGAGTCACAAAATAAGTCCGCAAGAGAAATTAAAAGTCTCGTCGATTACCAGGAATCAAACATGGTGGACGTCGGCCCGGCAGACAAGCAGCGCTTGCAGGCGTTTCGGGCGCAAATGGGCTTCCGCTCGGACGGCGATGCGGTGTATTTCCTGCTCGCCACTACGCCGAACCGGAGTCGATCAGCAAGCAGATGTTTGCGCTCTACCAAAACTTGCTTGCGGGAAAGCGCCCGTCAGAGCCGAGCGCGACGCAGCCGGAGGCCGGGCGGTCGCCCGCGACCGATCAGGACGAGGAAGAATGGGCGATGGACGACGATTTCGAGCCGGACGAAGAAGACGAAGACTAATTGTATACATATCGCCTGAAGATCCGCGAGCTGCAGCAGCGTTTTCGTATACAAAATCGTTGGCCAGGCGTCGCCTAATGTATACGCCGGTCGCCCCGATCGGCGTTGGCCAGGTGCGCAGCTCCCCAAAAACTGTATACATGGGAGGACTATCAATGAAAGCTATTAAAAATGCGGATGAAAACATTGCGTACATGCGTGTTCGGTTTAAGAATGCGGTACCGAACAAATCGACGCTTGAAGGCATTATAAATATTGTACGGCTGGAACTCATAACAGCCTATCGGGAAGGATATGCAGACGGAAAATGCGGGAGGGAAGAAAGTCATGTCAAACACCTTGGATGAATGGCCGTCCGAGCTTTGGGAAGACGACGACGATCCCGTTTACGAGTTTCCAGGGCCAGAAATCGACGAAGGAGAAATGATCGCTTAGGAGGTCGGAAAAGGTTGAAAGGTGAGGTCAATTTAGCTCAGAAGCTTATGAAGAGGTATCCAGGGAAGTATGAGAGCTTGGACGAGGCCCGCAAAGAGGCCCGGAAACTCCTGCGGACGTTACGGGACGCAAAACAGCACGTCCTTACAGGAATAGCGTTCGCGACGATCCTTGCCACTTTTCAGTGGATCATGGTCAATCAAGCCATGAACGACGAGGAATTATGAGTGGAGGGAAGATCGGAGCGAATACCGGGACGATTGTACGGCCCAGGACGGAGAAGCAAAAACAAGACCGTAAGAAGCGACTAAAGCGGCAGAAGGAAAGACGCCAGTACATAGAACAGAAGATTGGCAAACTGATCGGAAACACGGTATACACGTGTACCCATTGCAAAAATAAAATCCGAACGTCGGAGGATTTATCCGGGCGTAATGTCCTTTGCTCCAAATGCAACAACGGATTCTATCGACCCTAGCAACTAATTTCATAGAGGGCCGCCGTCCCGATCCGGGGCGGCTATGCCACCCAAAACGACATTAAACAAACTCGGCCCGCTAGGGCCGTTGATGGTGATGGTAAGTCGTCCCACCCCCCGCGAAGTACCCCCGACGGCGGGCTTTTAAAGCCTGAGCGCAACGTCCGTCGGTAAGGTGGCTGTGGGTGTCCTCCGTTAGACGGGTACAAGTCTATTTGCGCTCATGCCCCTATCTGACCTGACGTGTGACTCCACGGACAGGATGTCCCGCTGTGGCTCCATATGGAGCGGCTGACGGGCCGAGAGGCAGCGAGAGCTGCCCGCGATTTGTAGCACAGCCAGAGATCGCCATAGGCCCGGTTCGACGCTATCGCGTCGTGACAGCACCCCTTAATATAGGGGGCTGTCCGTCCGCTGCTTCGTTGCGACTTTGGCCGATAGAGAGAATTTCCAGAAAGTTACTCAAAAGAAAAAAAGTATCAAAGGGGACGGACGGAAGGCAGGGGCGGGGGAGGGGAGGATGATCGAAATGCGAAGGCTCGCGGAGCGAGGCGACCGCCTATCTCGGAGTGTGGACAACCTCGAAGGATCGACGGAGTTACCCACAGGGGCACGACAGAGCGAAGCGACCATCCCGCCGAAGGCGTCGCGGGTGTGAAGCATAGCCGCTGCGGTGGCGTCGGTTTGGCGGGCAACCCGAAGGGTTGTCCCCACTCCGACGACAGCGCAGCGGAACCGGCCGGAGGCCGGAAAAGCTTTTGACTTTAAGTGTGGACCACCACGTAGTATAAGGGGCACAAATACTGGAAATTTGCGCGACGGCGAAAAACGCCGGGCGCGGCGGGCTCATTGAACAGATGATCAGGGAAAAATACGAAAAATAGGCATCGACAAAATAATTTTTTTTTTTAGAATACAGTCGAACGAATAATCTAATTAGAATAAATGTTCGCATAAAAGCGAAAAATGGACTTGGCAGAGAATCGAAGCCAGCGGGAGCAAACGGAAGATCGCGGCTTTTGCACTTTTCCGTTAAAAAAAAGGGGGGGATAGGGCAGCGGTGAAAAAAATATTTGACCGTCAAGGCCGAAAATGGCCGAAAACGAAGATCGGTCGAACGAACTTTTGAACAAAATGCCGGATTTGATACAAAAGTCAAAAATTTTTTTCGCCGCCGATAAGTAGATATAAGATAAATATTTATAACACGGGTACATTTTCCACTAGTAAATGGTAAGAAGGTATCATTTGCGAACGTCTGTTTCCATATTTAGGACTTGACGCCATGGGTAAAAAGTTATATTTTGGGACGTGACAAGCAAAAAAGAATATCCAATCCCGATCGGCGTGTTACCAGCACTCCGAACGGGTACCGAGGAGGCAGCCTCGACATCGCGAAAACGCGAATTGGACAAACCTTATCCTAATCCATCGGATAGGCTTTGTGCAATAGCGTTATTGTCTTCGCGCATGCTTCACGCATGGAAAATTTTAGGGGCGGCCTCCGGGCCGCTCTTTTTTTTCATGCGATGGGGGGGATGACGTTGGAGACGCCGCAAGAACCTATTGTACAGACAGAAACGGTGTATATGCCGCGAGGCTCCGAATTGACGGTGCAATGGTCAATTACGGCGGGCGATTTGCTTGTTGCCAGCCTGCTTACGGCATTAATCGCGGTCATCGTCGCCCAATGGATCGCACACACGATTTTCAAAGGGGGGCGGCGGTAGATGTTTGAAGAAAGGTTAACGGAAGCTGAAGTCATCGCCAGATGGACCGTGTTTACGGTCATCCCGATTGTATGGGCGCTCGTGCGATTTATAAAGGGCGTTCTTCCGGGAGGTCGAAAGGATGCTTGATTTTAGCCCTTTGGCGGCGTTGTACCTGTGGTTTTTTTCCCAAACGCCTGTACTGTACCTGGTGTTTGTGCCGCTCATGGCGTTGTGTTTCTTCGTCGGCCTGATGCAGATCGGAGGTGATAGGAAATGAATCTGCAAGGCTTAATCGATATGAATTACTTTTGGTGGGTATTTAACAAAATTTTGGCCGTTGGGATCATTTTCCTTGTCATCTACATCGCGATCAAGGCGGTCGGCTGGCTGCTGGAAACGCTGATCGCCGCATTTAAGCGCATGAGGGGTTAGGCCGATGCCGAACTTTGTTAATTCCAGCGCTGACGGGCCGCTACCGTATATACCGGTTTTCACAAGCGATCGTCTGGGCGATTTCTGGCAATACGTACAGGCGATAGGATACGTCGTTATGCCAATTGTCATCATTTTTGTCGCTACCTATTATGGAGGGCAACTGATCGGCGTTCTTCGCGACACATTTTCGCGCCGTAAAACTCGGGATGATGAGGATTACGACGACGACTATGATCGCGATTAACCATAAAAAACAAAAATCAAGGAGGTTTTTTAAGTGGACTTGTTTACGGGCATTACCGCGATCGACTGGGGTTTTTCGGCGGGGGACATCTTCAGCAACGGCATGTTTATCGTTTCGTCGGTCGCTGCGTTCGTGCTCCTGGGTATCGCGATCAGGTACGTTCCGACGCTCATTGGCGTTATTTGGTCGGCGGTACGTCCTGGTCGCAAATCTTAATCACGCCAAACGAGAGGGGGGCGGGGGATTTCCCTCGTCCCTCTCGTCATAAGGGGCGATTGTGTTGAAAAAGATTCTGGCGGCCATGCTGCTGCTTACCATACTTTTGCCTGTATCCCAGGCGTTTGCCGTCGAAAATGTGACAGTTACAAACTATTTTTACGCACACGCCAATACTGCCGGGACATTTGCCTTTAAGGACAAGTATGGCAGCACCGTCCAGTATGGCGACGGCATTGAGCATGACGCGACGATCACGGCTTTGTACGTGACCGCCCAAGGCATGGCCGAGGGCGACAAAATCCAAGTCGTGACGGATTTAGGGGAGACGATCGACATTACGCCAGGCGTCCGAACGTCGATCGTGACCAACGAGGCGATTACGATCCGGCTCGTCAAGGTCGGTAACAACGAGGTTTTAGCCAGGCTTGATGATTTGTGGACGTATGACCAAGCCAACGGCGGCACCGAGGTACATTACAGCTTTGGCCGGGACTATCCTACGAGCTTCGGAGACTTGGGGCCGGGGGGTAACGACGCGGAGGATGTCGAGGGTAACTATTATTACTTCTCGCCCAGGGATGCTTACAAATACGACTATACCGTACCGTCCGGATCGTCATATTATGAGCTGCATTATCTCAATCCGGACGGATCGACAGCATATATGCGAGAGTACAACCAAACGCCGACCGGCGTTCACTATCTGACGTGTAACGGTACTTATCAAATGCGATGGTTTGACAGCCCCGGCGGTACTCTCATCGCACAATCGGAGTTAATGACAACGACCGGCATACAAGACCCAACTTGCAGCAGCTACGCCGGGACGGGCTACGATGATTTTGATGTCACCAAGACCGTAAACGATGACGGCACCGTAACCTTCGAGTGGCAAAAGCCATCTGAAGATACACACCATTACGATGTGTACGTAAATGGCAACCGTGTACCGATCCATTACACGGAAGAAACCAGCGGCAGAAGTTACACAACAGTTAATTGCAACCAAACACTAGGTAATATTTGCGATAACCCAATTAGTTTTATGGCGGTAAAAGAAGACGGCAATATTGTGGGGCAAGTTGATTTTACAGGTACGCCAAGCAGCGGCGGCGGTGGGGACGGCGGCAGCTCGGACGGCTGCGACGGTTGCGCGTTGCTGACGGACATGCTCGCATGCCCCGCGTGGGATGAGTATATGGGCGATTGGCGCAATCTTTTAAATGATGTCATCCCGCCGCCCCCGGACTGGCAGGAAGTCGCAAACATCATGCGGGATACAATCGTACCGGCGATGGGGCAAGAGTTGGTCAACCGAGCGCCGGTTATCGCGGATATTATCGCGGACGAGTTTGAAAGCCGTGAAAGTCCGGTATACCCGCCCGGATCGCTGCCAACCTACACCGCCCCGGAGCCATTGCCCACCATGACGGACATGACGACCGACGTGCAGTTTGATCTTAATTCGGGCGTCCCGAGCTTCGAGCCGGATTACAGCGGATCACAGTCGTTTACGATCCCCGATCCGATGGATTTAGAGTTGAGCGACGACGACGCCGGTTATGTTGCACCGCAACCGACGCCCAGCGAACCAAACCGGAGCTATCAGGGGCAGGACGTCGCCCCGGAACCCGATCCCGGTTATGCCGGATCAGCGTCGGATGATGTCACGCCGCCAGGCTATACGATTACCAACCCGGACGCGACCGCGCCCGCAAGGGATTACGTGATGGGCGGCGACGACGGCGGCCCGATACCTGGATACGTGGGATCGGGCGACGATCCAGGTACAGCGCCCGGATACGACTATACGGACGCACCGATGCCGGACTATACCACAACGATAGGGGGGGGATGACTTGAAATATTTATTAACAATAGCGATAACATTAACATTAATGTCAATGATTTTTTTAGTGCCTAGCACATCTGCCTATAGTGGGGGGTTGCTCAACGGGATGACCCCGACCCATTACAAGGGGGCGGGAGCATGTTCCGCAAGTGGTAAAAACCCACAGAATTCAACTGACAATAATGAATCTACTTATGGGATTGTTTGTTATCGGGGGGGCTATTATCAATGGGCACTCCCTAAAATGGCTAACATAACGAGTTTCCGTTACAAATCCAGTCTTAACGGCACAGATCCGACTATCAATTTCTTGTCAAATGGAGTAACCGTATATTCCACTGGGCTTATAAATGGCACCAATACAATTAACAGAAATATATCGAATGTAACTCACATTCGAATAAAAACAAGCAATAGTACCGGGAACTATTTGTACCTCTATGAATTTGATGTTTTTGGCGGGTATGTGCTGAGTCCCCCAACGAATGTTAGTGTTACGGCTTTACCGGGTACGGCTATATTACAATGGTCAAAGGTTACCGATGCAACCGGTTATTTTGTGTACTTAAATGGCGTCAAGCTTAATACCGAGCCAATTACCGGTACGACATATACCGCAACGAACGTTCCGAATAATAAAACGAATTCATGGCAAATAACGGCTTATAACGGCGCGGAATCGGCCAAATCGAGGGCGGTGACGAGTTACGTCAATACGATGCCGGATACGCCGACGCTGACCGTTTCGGTCAGCCAGGGGGCAGCCGTTTTAAGTTGGACAACCTCCCCGCTAAATGATGCCTACAACGTGTACCGGGACGGTACATTGGTCGCGTCGGGGATCGAGGGCGACACCTACACCGCAACCGGGTTAGCCGACAACGTGACATATAATTGGCAAGTCACGGCGACGGCGGCAGAGTTCGAAAGCGAAAAGTCCAACACGGTTAAAACGGTTTGGGATACCATCCCGCCCACCAAGCCGACCGGCTTGCAAGCAAACCCCAAGTATAATCAAGTGTTTTTGGAGTGGATCGCCAACAAAGCGACAGACGGCGTTGCCGGATATACGATCTACCGTAACGGGACAAAGGTTAATACGGTATTGATCACCGGCACGTCCTATACGGTCAACGCCGTCGCGGGCGTTGAATCAACCTATCACATAACGGCATCCGACGCCGCAGGCAATGAAAGCCCGGCAAGCGATAGCGTTACCGCGACGGCGCTAGAGCCGCCCGACACGACGCCGCCCGCTGCACCAACCGGGCTGAGGGCAACGCCCAGGGAAGGCTATGTATCCCTGGGATGGAACGCCAATAGCGAACCTGATGTGGCCGGATATATTGTTTATCGCAACGGCATCAAGCAAAACACCGTCCCAATCAAACAACCCAATTTTTACTCCTACGGCGGCACGTATGGCGTCCAGTACCGATATGAGGTCACCGCGATCGACAAAGCCGGTAACGAGAGCAACCGGAGCGAGGCCGTTTACGCCAGCGCGATTAAACCGGAGGACGTAACGCCTCCGGCCACGCCAACCGGTTTGACGGGGGCGCTCAGTGCGGACGCCCTAAGCATATCCCTGACTTGGAGCGCCAACACCGAGGCCGACCTAGCCGGGTACAACCTGTATGTCTCCATGGACGGCATCGAGTACATCAAGGTAAACGCCGAGCCGCTAACCGATACGAGCTACAGTTACGGGGGGATCACCGGCAATACACGGTACTATTTCAAGTTGTCGGCCCTTGATGTCAACGGGAATGAGTCCAAGCAAACCCGCGAAATGACGTTAAAAACGCCGTCTCGGGTTACAAACCCGGACGTTGATCCGACCGCGCCCAAATTGATTATCACCTGGCAGCCGGTGCAAGGGGCCATACAGTATTTGATCTATTACAACGATCTGCTGTATGCGGTTGTCGGGCCGGAAGTGACGCAGTACGAAATCACGCTAGAGGACGGATACGATCCCGACGCCGAGCGACAAAAGGTTATCGTCAAAGCAAAGTTTATTGACGGCAGTATCGGCGTCGATCCGCCATCTGGCGGTGGCGATCGATGGGGATTCCAGGCGTCGGACATCTTCAAAAATTCGATGTTCCTCGTCGGCACCTTCGCCGGGTTTATCCTGTTCGGCCTGATATTCAGGCTGACGCCGCGGCTCATCGAAATTATTAAACTGGCCGTCCAGCGGCGGCGGGAGGCTCGAAATTTATGA